TGTTGTTATATTATTAAAATTAGTAGCACTTGTCACATTTGATATAATTGCTGTAGCATTTGAACTTGCATTATTTAATTTATCAAAACTTTTTATTAGATAAGTTCCAGCTCTAGCTGGTACTGATATTGAAGTTGCTGGTCTTGCAATTTTTTCAACTAATGCTACTGAGTTTTGCCAATCAGCAGTACCATCTGTAGCCTCTGAAAATCTTAATTGATAAAATGCAAGATCGAGATCAGGTATTTGTTCCCAACCCAAATGTGCTTCTTGTCCTAAAATATTACATGAAAAATCAGTCACATCTGATGGTGGTTCAATAGCACCTACAATTTTTCTTTGTGCAGAAACAAAAGTTGAAGATACGCCTGTGGTATTTACAGCTTTTACTCTGACATCATAAGTTTCTTGGTCAATCACATTTAAAACTCTGTGATTTAATCCTGACCCTTGAGCATAGATAATAAAATTAGAATCTGTGCTTAATTTGTATTCTACTTGGTAAAAATCAATAAATTTATCAGGAGTTGCACCTATGGTTACATCTAAAGCAACAATTACAGTTCCATCGTTATATTCAATCAGTGTATCTGATAATGTAACACTTGCTGGGGGTTGGACACTAAATGGGTTTGGCAAAGTAGTATCTGGTATAGTTGCGGGTGCAACTTGAGTTCCGAATGCATAATAACTATCTTGATGCTCTGAACACTGCAAAGTGACTGTATGATCTGTATTAAGTGTCATTCCTTGAACACGAAAAGGTTTAGCCGAGAAACTTGGTGTGGAGTGCGTGACATTGACTATGTCGCCTATGCTTAAATCTAGTGCTGTTGCATCTGCTTTTATATTTATATCTAAACTTGTTCTTGAACGTCTTAAAATTACCTCAGCCATTTCTTGAGCCTGATGTGGGTCTGTCAGCATAGAAAAATCAAAACGACCCTCTAATAACAAGCCACCATCTGCTGTTTGCATATTAGAAAAAGTATCTGCACTTGCTAATCCTGTTTCATCTACTGGGGGAAATTGGGCTGTATCTGATTGAAAATTTTTATCAGGATTTATAAAATTAACTATAACTCTATTGTAACGAGAGTTTTTATTTTTACTACTTATTTGAATACCACCTAAAATATTATCCTCTGTGAGAGTTATAGACGCTGAACCAGAACCCTCTACTAAAATATTATATTTACCAGCACTAAAATTTAAAAATGATCTTGAACCTCTGACAAAATCTTTAACATTATCAATAGCTTTTCTTGATGTATCAACAACTGTATGACTATCCATTAAATCAATAGTGCTAGCACCAGAAAAAGGTGTAATATTAGTGTCGCAAACATCGCCAGCTACTTGCCAATCAGCAAAATTAGAATCAAAATAACTATTTGCTATTCCCATACCAAATCTATCATTTCGTAAATAATCTAATAATTGATAAATTGGGTTGTCTGAATATTCCCATGTGCTTGATGTGTCTGCTCTATGTGAACCTGAACCACCAGTTACAGTGCTATCTAAATTTGGATTATAAACTTTTTTACCTTTAATTATAGCATTCACTGTAGGTAAAGAACCAAAAGCATCATTATTCCATTTAAATTTAAGTGCTATGTACGCTAGCCCCCTGAGCCGATGGTTTGATGTCCATGAGGATAAACCAGATAATAAACTTGATGCACTTTGTGAATCAGTACCATAATGAGGTTCTATAGTAATTAAACTTGCGGCACTTGACCCCTCAACATTTGGGTCAGCTTTAAAAAAATTAGAATCAGAACTAGCTACTGATCTTTGAGTATTATCTGCTATGTCTCCATCAAAAGTAACTTGGCTATCATTAACAAATATTGACGTAATATCGTCTATTTCGCCCTCTGATAAAATAATAGCCATATATAAGAACTCGTTGTCCGTCCCCGAAGTTTCTAAAAAAACTACATTGCCGCCAACCTTTCTAGTTCCGTAAACAACGGGTATATGTGCATTTGCACTAAATTTATTAACTAAAACACCTTTTGCATTTTGGTCAGATTGATTATCGCCAAAATCTGGTATTTCAGGTATAGGATTTAACCAACCAATAACATCTTCAACAAGATCAACAACTACATCAACTATATCTCCAACAAAATCTACAACCTCTTCAAGAGGATTCCAGCCGCCCATTACATCAATCTCCAATTATTACCCATGTTTTCAAAACCTAATCTTTCAAAAACGGGGTCTATATCTAATTTAGATGTTATTGATAATACAATAGGGTTATCGTTAGAAACCTTTTTTATCATGTCAATTAATTGTTTTAGTAATTTATAATTTCTAAATTTTTTTTTAATATAAATCATTTGTATAATCATAATTCTTTGTTTGCTAAACCAGTATTCAGATTTATTAAATATACAACACCCAACCATTTTATCTCTGTCTAAATCTTTAATGCAAATTATTTTACCATTTATTAAAAATTTATTTAAATATTGATTTACTTTTACAGTGTCTAATTCTGGAAAATTACAATCTACTAAATCAGTAGTTTTCCATTCTTGAATTAATATATTTAAATCTTCTATATCTTTTTTTTGTGCTTGGTATAAATGAACACTTGTCATACTCTACCCCATTTAATATCTCTTACAGTCAAAGCCGCAAACTCCATACCTTTATCTGCACTAAAAAATCTTTGTTGAGAATTGTCTGTTGTAGTTCTTCCGCTAGTCTTATCAAAGTTTCCCCAGTGGGAAGTCACAGTTAATATTAAGTTTGCAGTAGTAGTATTGTCACTAATTTTATATTCATCTATTGTTCCGTAAAATAATAAAAATGGGTCACTAATTAAAGCATTGTTATTGTCTAAATAACCTCTGTAAATAAAAACATTATCATTAATTATATTTTCGTTAAGTGCTACAGATACATAAGTTTGATCTACAGCAGATAAACTAAGAGATAATGAGTTTTTTGTAGGTTTGTTTGTTTCACTTACACCAGTGATACTACGAAGATGTCCATTTGATTGATACGTTCTTGATGAACCAGATACACTTGATGTTATGTCAAAGCTAGCATTTGTTAAATATATTGGTGTTCCAAAGCCTATTTCTACTAAAACAACGGGGTCAATAATTCCAGTTGCTAATTGTGTCTTTACCGCACTCGATAATCCTCTTGCCATTATAAACTTTCAATAACATCTATTTCATATTTAAATAATAAATTTCCATCTTTGTCGTTTGAGTTTGTTTGAAACTCTTGAACATCGTTAGTCATGTGAACTGTAACTGGTATTGATTTATAAGTCACAGCACTGTTATCAGCTAAAGCAGTTCTAAGTGGTGGCTCTATTGTAACAGTTGCGGCGTTACTAGATGAGGTTACATCTTCAACCACCATATATAATTTATCGTGAGCAAACTTTATAAAGTCTCCAGCTTTTAGGCGACCAGCTGAGTCTCCAGCAAAAGCATCGATAGCTATAGTTGTATCTCCCGCAGAGTGAGAACCATTGACTAATAAAGTTCCTGTTTCATTACCTTGACTGTCTAAGCTAGTTGGTAGAGTAATAGTAAAATTTTCTTTTCGACTTCTTTGTTTTACCATAAAGGCCATAATTGGTGCAAAATCTGCTCTGGTTAATAAAGGATAAGATAATGTAAAACTAAACCTTTGTCCTTGAACTTGTCTCCTAAATGTTTTGCCACTGTCAGTTTCACTAAATAAAGTTTTCTGATTTGATTTTAAATTGATTGCGTTGAAAGCTGTGTTTGGTAAAGACCCGCTCATATTAGTGCCGCCTTACCTTTTTCATTAACTGCTGAGTTAATAATATTCACTAATACACCTCTACTGTTTACTAATAATTCGTTAAATCCTCTTGCATCAACAGTACTGATATTAAAGTTTACTGTCACTGGTTGTCCACCACTAAGCTGATTATTTGGAACTACATTTGATGCTCTATCAGGTACTACTAATTCTGGGCCAGCCTCTCCAACCATGTATGGTTGGCCTTGATTCATTCTGCCACCAAGTCGTCTGCCTTGATATTTTCGACTTGCTATTGTTGCAATTTGGGCCGCACCTAAAGCCGCTATTAAACCAGCAATCGGAATACCAAATGGCCCCATCGCTAAGGCTCTTGTGACACCTCTTGCAGTATTAACAACTGCATCTGCAATCGCTAAGGCTTTATTAATTTGGAATGCTTTTTTATTTGTTTTTGATAACTCTCCTAAAAGTTCTCTGCCTGATGCTTTCATCAAGTCCATTCTTTCTTTTTCATTTAATTTTTCTAACTCAAACAAATTAAAGTTTCTGTTTTTTATTGCCTCAATATTTTTGTTTAATCTGTCCTCTCTAATTCTTGCCTCTTCTTCAACAGATGCTTTTACTAATGCTAATCTTTCTTTTATCCCCTCTAGTTTAACTTTCATCTCTAACTCATTTAAATTTTTTAAATGTTTTGCAAGTATTTGTAATTCAAGGTCTCTATCAGAACCATCTAAAATTCTTTGCTCTGTTAAAAATTTAAGTTTATTTCTTTGATCTTCAATAAGTTCTAATTCTTTAGCTTGTTTGTCCTCTAATAATTGTAATTCTGATTTATGAGATTCTTTTATCTTTTCTAAAAGTTTTTCATTTGCCTTAACACTTTTTTCAGTCTCTTTTACCAAATCAAATATTGGTGCGTCTGGTAAATTTATTTCTTCAAATTCACTCATTTTATCTTTTAAATCGTTCATGGCTTCAACATTGGCTTTTACCTCTTTATCTACAATTCCTAAAAATTGTAAAAATTGGTCAAACTTAGTGACAACAAAAGCAACTGATTTACCTACTGCCTCAAAAGCAATATTAACACCTTGAATTAAAAATGATGTAAGTTTACCAAGTAATCCTATTAATGGTTCTATAAACTCTATAGTTGCTGATATATTATTTGTGAATCTTGCAACTTGCTCTGACACCTCCGAGCCAAAAGCATCTTTAAGATTATCAACTGCAATTCCAAAGTTAGAAAATGAAACTGATAAATTATCTAATAAAGCCTCAGTTGCACCTCCAAATTGTTCTTGAATACCTCTACCAAAAGCATCAACAATTTTTTTAGCCCCCTCAGCAGACTTACCAAACTCTGATATTTCTGATCTAGTAATACCAAGTTGTTCTTCAAGTATTCTAAGAATTGGTACACCTCTGTCTCCTAATCTTTGTATTTCTTCTAATCCAAGACCACCACTAACAGTTCTTGCAAATAAATCTGTGACAGCCTCTAATGAGCCTATTTGATCTGTTGTTATTGCGGCAGTATTTGTAAATATATTTAATAGTTCTTGTGATGGTTCTATACCAGCCGCTTTTAATTTAATAAAAGACCTAGATAAATCTTGAATTGAAAATTGTGTTTTCGTTGCAAATTTAGAAACAAACTCAAATGCCTCTGCACCTTTTTCGGCACTACCAGTGACCGATGACAAAGATGTTCTAAGATCTTGAAACTCTGCTGTTGTTGCTAAAATATTTCTAACAACTAATGCACCTCCAACAGCCGCCAAAGCCGCTTTTAATTTACCAGCAGAACTTTTAACTTTATCTAGATTACCTTGAACATTTTTAAGGGCCTGTTTAGATTTATCCTTTGCGATTATATCTATATTTACTTTTTTAGTAGCCATTATCTAAATTTTAAATTTTGTTTTTTTTGTTCGTTTTCTATTTCTTCTCTTTGTTGTTCAAAGTATGCAATCCACATATTAAACTCAAAGCAACTCATTTGCAATATTTCAGGGATAGTTTTATGTAATCTTTCTGCAACAGCGATTACATTATAGACTTCAGGATTTTTTAGTTTTTTTTTGCGTCCTCGTAGTCAGAACCTAAAATTTGATTAGAGACTCTGGCGATGACATCTGTATCTGCTTTTGTTTTAAAACTAAGTATGTGAGTAGCATTAAACATTTTGTTGTGATCTTTGTCTAACGCCTTTTCAATTATGACATCAATAAGAATATTTAGGTCGCCACTATTTGCACCTTTAAATAGTTTGGATTTCTCCATCATATTAAAAGGTTTAGCGTAAATAGCTTTATCGCCTACAAGTCCCCACTCAGGAACTTCTATTACTCTTATTTCAGTTTCTTCAAAATGACTTCGTATTCC